ATCAGTGTAAACGAACTGAGGATTCTGCTTGATGAGCTTATATGCGCTGTTGGTGACAAGAGCCACACGACCGCCACGGGGAGCGGCTGCATCGTCCAGCTTTTCAGTGACGTCGTCAAAAGTGGACATGGAGTTGTTTGCGTTCAGGGAAACATTCAGGAACACACCGGCGTTCTTAATCCACTGCTTGATACGGTACTCATCGACTTCGGGGACGACAACCTCGTCAATCTGTCTCTGGAGTGCGCGGTTTGCACCCTTGATGTTCATCTGCTGTGCATCGTCGCCCTTGTCGATGACGAAGGTAAATGCTCTGTCCTGAGTGACGGACATTTCCTGAACAGCGTCGCCAAGATCAGCGGGATTTCCGTAACGGTTAGAACCTGAACGGCTATAGTTGCCCATAGGGGCAGTGCCGACAGAATATACCTTAATAGTCTTAACGCCGGTCCAGTCGTAGTTCTTGTTGCCGGCACCTTCGGTGTATGCCTGATGTACAAATCTCTCGTCTACCTTGGGAGAGAACTTAGTTGCAAGATTGATAGCCATAATTTATTTCCTTTCTTATGACTCCTCTCTTGTCCGGTATTCAATTAGAATTTATTGTCATCCCATCCATCAAAGATGGGGTCGACTGTTTTTCTGCCATGTGATTTGGCAGAACCAACCGTGCGAGAGGAGTTCTTCTTGTTTTGTTTTATTATTTCGTTTTCCTCTCTCAGCTTCTTCAGTTCGTAGCGTGAGTAGAGGTATTCAAGAGAACCTTTTCCGTCACGATAGTCATTCCATATCTCCTGTGGAATAGACTTGGCATCAACATCGGGATACTCTGCCTTGAACTTGGCAAAGTCCTCTTTCCGCTTATCTGCGGCGTTTACCTTGTCATCTTCCTCGACAGGATCTGCTTTAGGTGCAGGGTCGGACTTGTGCTGCTTGAGTATTCTGACCTTCGCTTCGTCAAGCGAAATCTCATTACCCTTTGCCAACTCGTCACTCTGGAGCTGTGACGCATCCCATTCAAGCATTATGTCCTCAACGGAACAGTTTGCTTTCTGAGCCATACGATCAAGGAATTCAATCTGAGCATCTCTGCCGTTAAACTTCTTGAGATTATTGTATTTCTCTTTGATACGGTCATAGTCCAGCCCCTTCTGCAAAAGCTCGGGAACTCTATCATTGCCGACTTCAATCTCTTCGCCCATGTACTTACAAACATACTTCTGGTTGGAAGCCTGTCCCTTGGTATCATCGGTTTCGTTATCTTCGTCTGCTCCGTCCACTTCGGTATTCGCATCGTCTTTGGTATCCTCGGTGGTTTCCTCGGTTTCCTCAGACTCGACTTCATCTTCAGTGTCACCATTCACTATTTCGGGAGATACGGAATTCTCATCCCAGCCGTCAAACAGCTCTTCATCAGTGATGGTAATTTCTTCATTTGTTATATCTGCCATAAAATCCTTTCTGCCGTTGGTTTGCCGGCAATCGGTGATTTACTTATGCTACGCCCGAATTAATCATTCTCTGTAAGTGAGAATATCCGCTACCGCCTTTGACTTCGGGAGCATCGTCAGCGGCGTTTATATTGTTCTCAGCATCAACAGATTGCTGAACTTGTGGCTGCGCGTTCTGCTGCGCTGCCATTTGTGCCATCATGGATTCTTGCTGTTGCTTCTGCTTCTTTTTCTCAGCAATCAGACCGCCCTTGTTAGGTATCTGCCCTTCAGGGATACGCTCAAGATATTCAACTATGTCTATCTGCTTATTTATTAGTAGATTGTCCAAGGTCTGCATTGAAGCTATCTCCGAGAAATAGGAGCTTGCACCGACATCAAGCTTTATCTGAATGCTGTGCTTTGAGAAGAATTTGAAGTCGTATTCAACTTCTACATACTCAGGTGCTTCCATCTGAGCGAACTCATACATACTTGCCACTTTTGCCGGAGTTGGGACAAGCAGAATGCGCTTTCCGTAATACTCTCCCATATAATCCAGGGCTATTCTGAATATATCCTCGATGGCAGAGTACAGATTGCGCTTTGTAGTCTCATGCGGAGTTGCCGCAGCCTTCTGGAGCGACAAGATAGCTGAAGTATTATCCGGGCGAATATCGCCAAGTGCCGCTGCGTTGGCTCCCATAGAGTCCTGTGTCTGCGTAGTACACAGTGAAATAAGCTCAGATACCTGTGGTGATATTGGAGCAGGCTCGATAATTCTTGCGGCTGTGTTCACATCACCGCCTTGAATACCGATTGCACCTCCGACTCGGTTATCCCACTGCTTGATACGCGTCTTGTCAAATATGACTTTGCTGAATGCAGAGCGGGTAATGCTTATCATGGTCATTGCCCATGCCCTGTTTATGAAAACTTGGTTTGGAATAAGCCCTGTTACCATTGCTTCGCCGTGGTAACAGTCAGCTATCTCGTCCCAAGGAAGCCATACAATCGGGTACATCGTGATACCCAAGTCAACAGGCTCGGTAATTACCGCCGTTTCGGTGCTTTCAAATTCCCACACATGGCCTTTTTCGTCCTTCCAATATGTGAGAAGCACTGTGCATTTCTCGTTGGATAGGTCAAGTTTTGCTTGGTCTATGGAATTTGAATTATTACCCGTTGAATATACATTTTTATACGGAAGTCCGTTGTTCTTAGCCTTAATCTGTACATTTCTGACTATTTCGCGCTTTGAAATTGTGATGTAAGGCTGAGACTGAACATCAGGAGTACTTGGATTGCCGAACATAATGGTTTCGGACGGTAAAACCTCTGTCCTAATACATCCCTTTGCCTTGTTTCCTGTTTCAAACTCGTCATCCCAATACACATGGATGGCGGCATCACCATCTATAGCTGCACTTCTCGTAAATCTGCGTATCTGTTTGAGTAGATCGTTGCGTTCAATGATGCTTATAAACTCAGCATTCGCCACTTCTGTGCAGCTCACCATCTCGTCAGGCTCTTTTTCATTGCCCATCTTGGTGGCATTTACTGCTATATTCTCAGATGTGATGGTAGCTGTAACATATCCGACCACTCGTTTCAGCACATTAAACACAGGAGTTGGCAAGCCGTTGGATACAACACCTTCCCACTGCCTGCCGAGTACCATATTCCTATTGGCTTTTATTGTCTCATCGTGATGGAGCTGATCGTTGTACTGGATGCCTCTGGTATATATATTCCATGCATCCTGTACTGTGGGCTTGTCTCTTGCACCATATCCAAACAGCCCCAGTCCGTTACTTGTCAATTAGCATTCCTCCTAACTGTGTAGGGGTTATAATCTCTGATATTTGCCACCCCGTCTTGGAACTCGGCTTCAGCCTTGGCAATATCCTCTGCCATATCTCTGATAGCTTCTATATCTGCTTTGCATTCTGCTACTCTTTCCTTGCAGAGCTTTAGTTCCTCTGATGTATTTTGTAGTGCAGTAACCAGTTTTGCGATATTGTCCAGCACAAAGCACATATCCTTGGTTTCGGTTCTCCATACAAACCAAAGGCTCACACCATACACGACAAATGCCGCCAGAATAACCCATATATTCATTTACTTAATCTCTTGAAGCCTCCCTGTATCTGTTCTGAATGAATAACGACTACCGCGGATTTCTTTGATTGCTGTCCATATCCACCGTTTTCACTCTGTTCCAGTGCCACCTTGCACCCCGGAGCCGTCTTGGGGTCTGTTACGGATCTCCGCACAAGCCACGACTCCCGCCTGTCCTTCGCCCTATCAAACAGCATCCTGTATGCAAGATACTGAGGATTTCCTTTACGGCAGTAGTTCTCTACATCGTCCTGTGACAGCCCGAGTTCAAGCCTCATCCCTGCGTAGTCAGGGAACACATCCTTTGCTTCGCAGGCATCAAAATACTGTTTCATCATTTCTCCCATCTCAATGGGAGTCATTTTTTTAGCCGGATTTTGTGGTGGGGCAGCAGATTTTCCCTCATTTTTTGTGTCAGCAGCGGACTTTCCTTCTGCTGGCCCCGCTATTTTCTTTGGTCTGCCCATCAGCAACCACCTTTACCTTTGCCTTTACCTTTGCCACCGCAACCTTTACCTTTGCATCCCATATTTACACCTCCTTTACTTTTTAGTTAGATATGTCTAACAATATACCTAAAAAAATAGAGCATCTTATGCTCCGACATAGCTTACCGTAGGTTCACCGCCGCATATGAAAGCCTCATATTCTACAAATTGCTCAGTCTCATCATCTTCATATTCAATTACTTCCTTCTCTGCCGGAAGCTGTCTGGACATAAAGAAGTATCTGAGAGAGTCTACATTATGAGTCAAATCATGCGGCTCCTTGGCGCAATCGTTAGGGTTCTTTTCATCCGCCTGTATGTCTCTCATGTCCTCAATGGTTTCTTTGAGATCATTAAAGAGCATCAGTGCAGGAAGGCGCTTCGGAGGATTGTTCTTGAACAAACCTTTAACGGCAACATCACCCAGTTTAATAGGCACAAGAGCATTTTTGAGTATCAGGTGTCCCTGCACTCTGTTCCTGCTGACTATTACTAACGGTACTCCATTTGTGACAAATAACTCTTCTACACTTTTTCCGCTGTCCTTGCTTCGCGATCTCAAGTCATCGGGAGCATAAGTAGCAACGATATTTTCATTCGGAGGAGTATTGTCTATGATGGCCTTTGCTGCATCAGCCACAGCCAGACCGGGTCTGTTTAGCTCTCTGTAGCACCATGACCTTCCGTCCTCGTCTATTGCAAACCAATGTACTGCAAGCATATCGAAACCATAATCTAATGATCGATATCTCTGCCAATGCCGTGGTATAGAAAACGGTGGTGCTGTGTGCCGCACAATTGAGAAGTCCTTGAAGTAGTTACCGGATAGTACCGACCAGTCACCGTATCGGTGCGCCCGTTGCAAATCCTCCGGCAGAGCAGCAAGCTGTTTTACATAGTCCGGGTCGGCTTTTAACAGATCAGGGTTATCCTCAACTGTTGCAAATATGAATGTGTAGTCATTAGGGTTTTCATTCTTCTCTGGGTCAGGGTCATTTACTACAAAGTCCCTGTCTATGAATATCCGTTTGTACCATGAATGCCCTACCCCTCCCGGGTTAGCTGTTAGGTACATCCGTCTCGGAAAATCAGGATTACTGCCTCGATTAATCGATCTTAAATATGAAAACTGTCTCCATGTAAAATGAGTCGCCTCATCTATGAAGATAACATCATATTCCTGCCCTTGGTACGCCTTCTCAAAGTCATTTCCTACATTACCAAACTTGATGAGACTTCCATTGTAAAATGTCATCATCTTTTTCTGGTCGTTATAGCTTGCCATTGCGTTAGGCACAAGCCGCTTAATAGGTTCTATCCAGTTAAGCAGCAGTTCAGGATATGTACTCCTCATGCATAGTATCCGTATCCCAGCACATCCTATCGCCAAAGATACGGCTTTTATCCTGCTTACATGAGTCTTTCCCCCGCCTCTTGCTCCCCCATACCCAGTGAACCTTGTGGTGCTGTCTATGAACTGCTCCTGCTTCAGATTGAGATGCCCGAAGTCAATGACGAATTCATTGTCATTCTTTTTTTGTTCCCCCATTGGCCCTCCTTAAAAAAACCCCTATATATATACCAAAGTGTTAAAATCTTAATTTCACTTATAAAATTTTACGGGATAGATGTATTAACACCTACCACGTCATTTTTCCCCCACCCCTATATATAACTATATTGCGTACTACCTTGTATGCTATCTTAGAAAACCAATCTGAAAAATTGATATATTGTCTGTGAGGAATATATACATATATATATGCGAACCGTCCCCCGTTTTTCCGATACCCGGT